GAATCAGTTGTTTTCCCGGCCCAGAATGACCACATGTGCCGCATTGCCGCCCCGAACACACGCCCCCAGCTCATACCTTTTGACCAGTTGTGATCTCCGTATTTTTCAGCCCACTGGGTGAAAACGATTACAATCTCTTCCAATACATCCCCAGGCAGAAGATCATACCTGTGTTTTCCTTGATCGTATTTCTTGCCGGGCTCCTGTTTTGATTCCCGGTCCGGCTCCACCTGACGATGCCGTCCCCAATACTCGTTACAGGCGTCACACTGGCATGCCAGGCTGCCGTTTGCATGGTACTGCTCTTGTTCTTCTGTCATGTCACGATTCTCCTTTTTTCTTGACCCCATTCAGCCCGACACGAATCGCAACAAAACTCTTTCGCCCCTGTCCGTGTCTCAAAGCATAGGCCGCCACAACATTTACAGTAAACCATTCGTTTTCGAATATTGTGGATTTCCGCCTCGATTGTTTTCAAACTTTCCATTAACGGACGGATCAACTGTTCTGTTTGTCGTTTCCGCACTGCCTGTTTTGTTGTCAGTTTCACGTCTACCTTCCTTTCATGTGTTGTTTGTTTTTTGAAACCCCTGGTGCCAAGATGAACATCGTGACAACACCCTCTGTATGCTGATACCACTGACCCCGTGGGCATTTTTCAATGTCCGACCAGTGTAAATTATTGATTAAGCATTTATTTTCAGTGCCCCAGGATTGGCAATGGATGTCATGGGCACAAAATTGCTGACCTACTTGCTGGTCTGAATTGACAATCACAAGGTCAACAATGGCGTTTTCCTGCGTTTTTGGCTGGGGAGATGGGTCTTTACTCTGGTTCTGATCTTCGTTTTGATTTTGGGCCTGTTTCTGCTTCTGTTTCTGGTCATATTCCGCTATGATTTTTTCCCGCGCCTGTTTGTCGGTTTTATATATATCTGCCTGCCGTGGATCCACATGTTTTGGCGGCACGGCCCGGGCCAATCCGTCTAGGGCCCAGGCCGTAATATCAACACCAACCTCGTATGCTTCACCCGGATCTTTGCCAAATTCCGACGGATGAACCACCACATGGGGATATTGTTTTGTCCACCAGGTGTTTTCCGCCTCACCGGCCTGATCCGTGTCAAGGCTCAGGACTGTGCCGTGTGAGTTAATGTATTCGTGTGCTGCTGTGTCCGGCCGGGCAGAAGAATTGCCAACGGCAAACACTCTGGCAGCCTGGTGAATTTCTTGATATAGCAACCAGGCGTCCAGCTCTGCTTCGACAATGAAGGCGGGATTGTTTGATTCATCGGTCCCGGTGTGTATTGTGCAATCAAAATATCCCATGTGGGACCCCGACACGATGATATACGGATCATTCCCAATAGGATTTTGTTGCCGGACCCGTAGGCGGATCGGAGAATTATTCCGAAAATATGGGATGATTAGCCCGGCCGGCACCCATATGTTTTTTTGTTTTCTGGTGTGCGGGTCTGTTTCTGGAGCAAGACCCCAGGTTTCCCGGTCAAACGAAAGCGATGTGGTATTCCATCCCATTCTGGCTGTTTTGATGGTGTTGTTATTGATGCCTCGATCGTTAAGCCATTCCCTGTGAGGTTTGCCGGCGGGAGACAAAAGATGTTTGTATGCTGCGAACAAAATAGCCGTGGCTTTGTTCTGCCAGGCTTTTGGCGGCATTGTCGCAAGCCTCGGGCTCCATTTGATATTTTGATTGTGTCTGGGGTCTGCCGGGTCAAGCGATGGGCGTAGCTTTGTGTTCACCGGGATATCCAGGTGCTGGCAAGCTTCCACATAGGATTTGTTGTAATAATTTTTGACAAATTGGATTGAATCCCCGGCCTTGCGGCATTGCCGACAAACATAATGATCTTGGTTTGGGTGAATTGAAAACCGATCTTCGCCACCACACCATGGGCATGGTCCTTTATATTCTCCGCCCAAAGTGCTGGCTTTTTTCCGGTAACTGCCCCCGGCAGATGATTCAATGAGGTCTAAAATTGTCATTTTTTATCCTTATTTCATGTCTTTTTTTTAGGGGCATTTTAAAGTGCCCCTTAAATTTTGTTGACAAGCTACTGTTTTTATTGCCTTTTTAGCTTAGGGGCTTTAGGGGCATTTCATTTGGGAAAAGTTTCTTTCCCTGCGCATGCGTGCATATGCGTGCGCATGCGCGTGTATATGTGTCACGTCCATATATACATGCCCCTTATACCCCTGTGTGTTATGTATATATAATAATAATAATGCCTTATAGAAAAAAAACCCTGGGGCTTTTTAGGGGCATTTAGGGGGATTAAGGGGTTTTTCTGTTTTAGTCTCATAATCATGATCCATACGCAGGATATGCAGACCCGACTCCAGCAAGATCAATCCCGGAAAAATAATAAAACCCCATAATTTTCACCTTTGAAAACCTTTCCCCCATATCTTCGTAAAGCCGTTTTTTTGCATATGGAAAAGTGCCGGAATCCTGGCACCACTGTCGATACGCTGTATACAATACTTTGCGCTCTACCCGGGCTTCGATGTGCTGATAGCAACACTCTTGTATAAAATCGGAAATGATGTCTTCATCCTGCCGATATTTATCCGTTGCGGCTCGGATATTGTCAGGCGGAGCGATTCCGTATTCTTGCCATAACAGACAGCCTTTGACCAACCAGGCCAAGATCCCGGGGGATTCTGCGCGTAACTTGTCGCCAAGTTTTTTATCATCTGGAAATTCGTGCGGATTGTTTGGAGCAGGGTTTGGGATAAATGAATTTTTCAACGGGAACAATAACAAGCGCTGCCACAGGGCCGGATCGTTGGCTGGGACCCGTGGGCGCATGTTCGTGATAATCAACATCAAATGTGTTGGGGAAAATTCCACCTGCCTTTTTCCGTAAGGCATTCTTGCCGACAAGGTGTCCCCGCCAACCAATTCCTTGAGCTTCGACGTGTCCAGCCGGTCCCCCTGTTTCGTTTCAGACAACCAGACCAGGCGTTTACCATAAAGACCCATGGTCACGGCATCCGGCCCGGAACTACCATTCTTGTTCATGCGATCGATCACAAACTCAGCCGGGGCTTTATACATGTAGGGCCCTAGGATATATTTCAACGTTTCAAACAGGGTCCCCTTTCCATTCCGGCCGGCCGATCCCCAAAATATCGGGAAAATATGTTCGATACTCAATCCAGTTATGCCATAGCCCAATAACCGGTGAAGGCAATCCACCACGCCTTCATCGTTGTCATTCATCTGCATTAAAAATTTTTGCCAGTTGTCGCATGGGGCATCGAACCCCTGCCATTCGATCGGTGAGGCCGTCCGGATTAGATCGGACGGGCTCCCTGGGGAAAAGTTTCCGGTTTTCAAATCAATGCAACCGTTGCGGCAACATAACCGGTACGGGTCTTTATCCCAATCATCGCCGGTTGTGGCAAGCATGTTCACGCCTCGGGCTGACAATTTCAACACCGTATCGGCTCGTCTTGCGGTTCGCAGGTCCTTGATTCGTTGCCTCAGCATTTTTGCTAATTTTTCATGCCGCTTTTTTTCTTCTTCGTCCCCGTCATGTTCTGCCTGTCGCTGGGTTACCTGTTCAAAAATTAACTGTTCTCCATACAGCTCGATCACCTTATAAATGGCACAAATCGCATTTTCGAGTTTGTCCAGGCGCCAAAAGTGGTCATTCCAATAATACCAATCCTTTTCCGCATGATCATAAATCAGCTTATCCTTATTTAGCATGACAAACAGGGCAGCGTCGCCAAACTCATTTTCAGACAAAGCCTGCACCACTGTGGGGTTGTTGGTCGGCAGATCAACGATTTTGCCCGTTGCCTTTTGTTTCGCTGTAATTTCCTTATTGATGCCGTCAAGCATCTTTTGTTGCATATCTTCTTGGTGCTGTTTTTTCTTTGTCATAGTTTGCAAAACTCCTTTGCCCCCTCCCGCTGCCGATCCGTGTAAAACCGCATGAGAGATAAATAAATATGTTTTTCCGCAAAAGCCCGGTCAGGACAAAACCATGGGACAACGTTGAAACGTTGAGAGAATGCCAGAATTGAACGATAGACAGATTTCGGCAGCATTTGGGATAGTGGTGGTGGTGATAAAAACACCTGTCGTAAATCACCCTCCACAACTATTTCCGCATAATCAAATTCAGCCATGCGCATAAACTCCCGCTCCAGTCTCGCTCGATCCCGGCCGGTTGAACTGAAAAGGTCCGGCAACGATTTGCGTTCTATTGTGATTGAGTGCTGGTGGCTGTTCGGATCTGACATGCCGACAATGGAATAATCACCGGTCTTGAGCGTACCGAATTCGACATGCAGCCCCGGAAACTCCGGGGATCCTGCCTTGTCGAGAAGAACCGGTGCCTGTTCTCTGGTGTCAATGATGACGGAAATATCCGGCATGCTTGCGGCTCTGGCCATTGTTTATATTCCCTCAAACTCTGACTCTGACATCAATGCGTCTTGCCTGGCATCCACTATGTTTTCTTTTAACCTAGTCAACCGATTGTTCGGGATACGGTTGTGGATTGCCCTTTCAATCACGACAAAGGCACCGACGGTAATGCAAATCACCTTGGCCCTGGAAATTGCTGTGTAAATCCAGGAATTTGACAAAAAATAGTTGAATTGACTGCTGATAGGGATAATGATCACAGGCGCCTCACTGCCTTGAAAGCGATGGCAGGTAATGGCATAGGCATGCAATAAATGATGCTGCCTTTTTAAAATAATGACTTCGCGGTCCGTAGATGGATCCGAAAAAAACACGATGATTTCCTTGGAAGTGACTTTTTGCACTATACCGATATCCCCGTTTACAATCGGGATTTCTTCCCCGTCCATGGTTGTCACTTTGGTGTTCTTGGTGTTGATCACCTTGTCACCCGGATAAAACTTCAGCGGCGTATCATCTTGATCCTCGCCATTGTCATCGTCACAATCATCAAACAGCTCGGCTTCTTTTGTTTTTGGATTTAAAGCGGCCTGCAATATTCGATTGATGTTTTTACATGACAAAGCCCCTTTGGTGTTCACCGGGCTGATCACCTGGATGTCCGTGGTAGGGTCATACCCGTATTTTTCCGGAATAACCCTGGTCACAAGTTGCTCGATCCATTGCAATGAGTCTTCTGGCATAAAGCATTCTATGTGTGCCAAGTTGATGGGGTTTTTGGCCTTCAGGTCCAGTTTTGAATGCGGGGCATAAACCTTCCCCTGTTTGATCTGGTGACATGCAGAAACAATATATCCCGTGTTCCTATGTATCTGATCCAATTCAACGTGCGGGACCACGCCGGAAGATAAAATATCCCGAAGGACCGCCCCGGCCCCAATAGATGGCAACTGGTCTTGGTCCCCAATAAGCAAAACCCTGGTATTACTCGCCACGGCATCCAATACACTGACCATCAGGTCAACCGTCAACATGGACACCTCGTCGAGAATGAGCAGATCTGCATGTAATGGGTTGTCCGCGTTATGGATGAATGAAAAAGGTTTTCCGTCAAATATACAGCCCAGCATGGCATGAATAGTTGACGCATATTCTCTTGTGGCCTCCATCATCCTTTTGGCCGCTTTCCCCGTGGGGGCTGCCTGGGCAATGGACATGTTTTCGCTTTTTGCCCACTCGATAATAGATAGCGTGGTTGTGGTTTTCCCAGTTCCCGGCCCCCCGGTTAAAACAGAAAAATAGTTGTTTCTTACCATCTCAATCGCTGATAATTGCTGACCAGTCAGCTGGATCTCTGTGTCGTTCATACGATATCACCCTCCATTATTTTAATCAGTTTGTCAGCGATGTGCTGTTCGTTCCTAGCCACACGGGTAAACGCTATCATGTCCTCATTATGTATAGTGAAAACATCATCATCGATCAGCGAATAAACCCCGGCTTCAATGTCATGCACTTGGATCAATGCATAAATTTCATGCAGCAAATCTTTTAATCGCATCCATGTCGATCCATTGTTCATGTTCTCAAGCAAACAAAACTTGGCCGCTGCCTTTTTCCTTTCAATGTCATCCCTGGCAATATCATTATGTAGCGCGACTCGATCAGCCAGCGGGAAACCGATGCCGGGAAAATTGGTTATAATGTATGGGTTTTTTTTCACCAATTCGGCCGCGTCAGATCTAAATTCGGCATAAAGGGCACCGGCCAGGCTTTTCCGCATGCCCGGAACGTCAAGAATAGCCTCAAGCTGCACAATGACCTGTTCTGATATTTCATTTTCCAGTAATGTTTTTTGAATTTCCTTGGCCCTGACAAAGGTGATTCCGCGGACATCTCTGGCCACTTTTTCCGGATTGGTTTTCAATATATCAATGGTCTTTTCTCCGTATTTATCCAACAGGGCATTTCCCACGGAACTGCCCACAAACCGGCAGATACGGACGATGTAATTAAAAATGCCCCGGGGATCCAAGGGCATCTGTGTTTCATATGTTGT